ATGATAAAAAGATTAGCAACAGCAATACTGTTAATGTCAGCATCTTCTGCATTAGCGGTGGACTCACCAATACAAGGGCAAGTACAAAGCAAATGTTCTGTATGGACTGAAACAGCAGGTGTCTACGGACATCCATTACCCTATAAGTTAACTACAACACCAGCAGACGGTGGTGTAAAGGCTTCTATTAGAATAGATGTAGCACAGGCAGACTACTACAAAGCTAAGTTTACACATCCTAACAGCTTCTCATCAAGCCCAACACTTAATGACTCAGTTGCATGGACAGGTAGTACAGTCGTAGGACAGGTATCTGTAGCAGGTATGTCAGCATATGAAGCTGCAAAAGTTACATACAACAACGTAACTGAGTTTAACTTAACACTTGCAGGTAGCACATGGTTTACTGTAGAGTCAACTGCACAGTATGGTAGCACTAAGTCTCTACCAGCAGGTAACTATACAGCATTAATTAAAGCAGAATGTATAGCAAAATAATACTAGCGTTAGGTCTTATTTTTTGTACAACCCTACACGCACACGAAATGACACCTACCTATCCCAAGCTAGTACCATCTTATGTAGACGATGTTTACGTAGCAAAGATGAAAATATTTAATAGAAGAGATGACGTAGAGTATTATGAGATAGGTGTCTTTACAAAAGATTGGAAAGCATTACCATTTGCTTCTAGTTCAAAGATAATAAAAGTATCCTTCAGTAGAAGAAAACTATTTGAGGTATACATAAGATCAATAGACTTACCAAGGGCTATGTATATATGTACAGAGTCAAAGGTGTATAAGAGTACGGAGCAAGTTACATTAGTATCTTCAAGAATATGTTCTAAGATAGAGCAAGACGAATGAGAATACTATTAATTATATCACTACTTGTATGTAGCTATATACCTAGTTGGGCAGACTCTACATCTAACTCGTTAAGTTTATCACTACCTAACTCTAGTATGAGTTACCAAGCTGATAAGTTTAGAGCTGGTGAACTAGACTGCAGTAACGCCATAGGATCTGCGACACAGTGGGAGTTTGGAGTTACAGGTATAATACAGGGTGGTACTATATCTACTGACAGTAAAAAAACTGGTGACATAGGTGTATACAGTAGAATAATAATACCACTAGGTAAAAGAGTTAAGTCAAGAATAGATTGTAACAGACTATATGAACTAGAGTTACAGAAAAAAGAACTAGAAGTAATGAAGCTACAACAAGAACTTAACCAACTAAGAAGTTTATCATTTGAAAATTAAGGTATAACATGGCAGAAGTAGAAATAGCAGGTGCAAAGATAAAGGGTGGCAGACTTATGTTACTTATACCAATCGTTTCGGCACTAGGTGGTGGTCTGTGGGGTGGCTTTGAGTTTTACAAAGACTACATGGATATGAAAGAGATTATCCAAGAGATAGATGTAGACACAATAACAGCTCAGAATACTTTAACACAGACTAAACTAGATGAAGCTATAGACTATACTCGTGACATTAAGAATAACTTACGTGAAGATATAATGTCTGTAGAAGGTCATGTAGATAAGATACGTAATGAAGTTCAAAATGCTATCGATGAAATGAACCAGTTACAAAAAGATACACTAGCATCTATGCGAGAAGTAGAAGCATTAAATCGTGAGACAGAAAAAGATGTACGAGATACTATGCGAGAAACGGAAAGTCGTATAGAAGAAGCTATGACTAAACTTGAGGAACGTCTAAGTATGAGACTGCAAGAAGCTCTTGACAATCCACTCGTAGGCAATTAAAATATATAAAAGGAAATAAGTAATGATGCAATTCAAAGGATTTAAACCTGAAGCAGCTAAACGTATTGCTGTAAAATTAGGCTACGGTGGTGACATGTCTGGTTTTAATACTTATTTAAAGAATAATCCTGATAAACAAAAACAAATGAACATGTATACAAATAACGCTATACAAATGGTACAAGGTGGTTACGTTAAAAATTATTCTCATGGAGGCTTTGCAAGTTATAGTGATTGGGTAAGTCGTAATACACCAGCTAATATGGGAGGTATGCAAGAAGATAACTGGCTTGCAGGAGGAGCTAGACAGGCATATAATAAAGCAAAAAGAGAATATGATAATACCCAGCACGTAACAAATAATAATACTTCTAATAATAACACTCAAACTAACACAAATACTATTGATGCTGGGCCACCCCCTGCTGACCCACCACCATTTAGCCCTGGTCTGCCACCATTAGGGCCAACAATAGGCACTAACCCACCACAAGCTAGTCCACCAGGAGAAGTTGATCCAGATGATCCAATTACACTTCCTCCAGGATTAGTGCAACCACCAGTTGTAGGTCAAACTGGGCAGTTAGGTAATTTAATGGCACAAAGAGCGCAAGATCCTAGATTAGTTGCAGGTGCAACTGTTCAACCTGTGGGTACTACTATAAGACAGGATCAATTAGTAGATCCTAATACAGGTCAACTTCCAGGAAATTTAACTGCAGGAACTGTTATAGCAGGAACTCAACAAGCTACTGCACCGACTAATATGACTGCTGCAACTTATGATGCAGATAAAACAGAAGAAGATGTAAGAAAAGAAGTAGGTCAGTTACAACCTGCACAAGGTACTATTGGTGCTGATGAAACTTTTAAAGGAGAAGAATCTACTGAGACTATGGTGTCAGATTTAGAGGCTGCACAAGGTAAGCCTGTTCTTATAGATGAAACTGCTATACCTAGAAGAAAATTAGAATTTGGTGAAGTTGTAACAGGTCAAGTTAATCCTATGAAAGCTGCGGAGTTTACAGAACAAATACAGGCAGCTAATGCTACACCTAGTAAACAGGCTACAGTAAAAGGTCAGTTGGCAGAGTTAATGCAAGAGTTTGATGGTGGGGAGTCTCCACCTTGGGCTGCAGGAGCAATTAGAGCAGCCAATAATGCAATGTTAGCTCGTGGTATGGGTGCATCTAGTATGGCAGGACAGGCTATACTACAAGCTGCTATGGAATCTGCATTGCCAATAGCATCGTCTGACGCTCAAATGTTTGGACAGTTTGAAGCTCAAAATCTAAGTAATAAACAGCAACGTGCAATGTTAGCTGCTGAACAAAGAGCAAAATTTATGGGTCAAAAGTTTGATCAAGATTTTCAAGCTAGAGTTGTAAATGCATCTAAAGTAAGTGATATAGCTAATATGAATTTTACTGCAGAGCAGCAGGTCATGTTAGAAAATAGCAAAATTGCAAATACTATGGAATTAAATAACTTGTCAAATAAACAAGCTCTAGTTATGGGAGAAGCAGCAGCATTAGCTAATTTAGACGTATCTAACTTAAACAATCGCCAACAAGCTGCTGTAGAAAATGCACAAAAGTTTATGCAAATGAATATGGCTAATGTAGATAAAGAACAACAGACATCTATATTTAAATCTCAACAAATGATACAATCTTTGTTTACAGATTCTGCTGCAGTAAATGCCGCCCAACAGTTTAATGCTACAAGTGAAAATCAGACAAATCAATTTTTTGAAAACTTAAAAAACACTACATCTCAATTTAATGCTTCTCAAGCTAACGCACAAGCTAAGTTTAATGCAGGTGAAGCAAATGTACAGGCACAGTTTAATACAGAATTAAAAAATCAAAGAGAACAATTTAATGCTAATAACAGATTAGTTATAGATCAAAATAATGCTGTTTGGAGAAGAGAAGTAGCTACAGCAGACACAGTTGCAATAAATAGAGCAAATGAACTTAATGCAAATGCATTGCTTGATATTTCAAATACAGCGTATAAAGATTTATGGAGTTACTACGGAGATAGTATGGAGTTTGCTTGGACTGCTGCAGACAATGCACAAGAAAGAATTAAAGAACTGGCTATAGCAGAATTAAATTCTGAAACACAGTTAGCTGTGAGTGCTAATGCTAGTAGCACTGCGATGGGTTCAGCCATAGGTAATTTAATTGGAACGCTAGGATCAGCTTGGATTAGTGGTATGTTTCCTGCAACAACAATAGTAACAGGGTAAAGGAAAATATAATGTATGGTAATAATAACAGTTTAACTGCATATAAAAAGTTTCAAATAAGAGACAGTCAAGAAAATAATAAAACTAAAGAGGCTGATAGACTTAATAAAATGTCTGATTCTTTAATGCCTAGAAGAAATAATAGTATGCCTGCAAACAATACTCCTTCTCCTGCAGAAATTGCTTATCAAATATATAGTGCTATACATAAGGAAAGAATAAATGCAAGAACAACAAAGTAAAAGTTTAAATGCTCCTGTGCCAGGAATGGCTATGACTGCAGAATTAGGTGCTAGACCTTGGCAACAACCTCCTAGATATAGCACAGTAGAAGAAGCATCAGGTTATTATATAGAAAGACTATCTTCTGACGAAGCTGCGGAACAAGTTATAGAAGTATTAAAAATGGGAGTGCCTGTAACTAAATTAGCTAATATTATGCAGCTAAGTAGTGTTATGGAAGGTTTACACACAATAGATGTAGGAATGTTAGTAACACCTATACTAATAGAATTTATAAGTTTAATAGGAGATAGTTCTAATGTAGAGTATACATCTGGTATAGATGAAATGGATGAAAATACTAAACAAAGATTGACACAAAAAGCTATTAGAGAGTTTAAAGAAGAAATAAAAGAAAAAAATAATATAACAAAAGAACCTATAGCTGAACCTATGATGGAAGAAATGCCTAAAGAACCTATGGCTGAACCGTCTAGTAATGAACCATCAGGATTAATGGCAAGGAGAACAGCATGAGTTTTGGACAAGGATTTGTAACTGGATTAGCAGACAGTCTTGCAACTGGCTTAAAAGATGATATGGAAAAAACTTATGATAAGATAAGTCAAATGTCAGCATTACGTGCTAAGACTATAGTTGAGGGTAGCGAAAAACATGCTACAGAATTTAGCAGTTTTAAGGATGGCCTTAAATCAATAGCAGCAGTAGTAAATAATGACATGGATCTTGTAGACTATTTAGTAGATCAGGCAGGTGGAAATATTGATGCAGCATTAGCAAAAGCAAATGAAGTAAAAAATGCTGTAGCTAATACTTCAGGAAAATTTAGTGCGTATGATTTACTAGGTTTAGAACAAAGAAAAAATAATCCATCTATCACAGCTACACAAATAGCAAATAGAATAAAAGGAGCATATGTGCCTCCACCTAAAGTATCTGGTGAAATGGCTGTAGGAATGAACCAATTATTTAGAAAAGATATTTCTGGTGCTATTAATACGGAAACAGATGAACTATTATCAGCAAGTGGAATTACCTTTGATAAAAAACAAGACAATGATGTACCTTTTATAGAAACTTTATCTTCTTCAGGAGAAAGGACAAAGTTTATAAATGCTTACAACGAAGAAGACTCAAGAAAAAGAGCAATAAAGTTTGGTCATATTGCTGAAAACATAGCAGTATTAATGGGCATGACAGATAATGAAGCAGAATTAGCTGACTTGCAAAATCAATTTGAGATAGCAACAGGTGAAGTAGAAATACACAAAACTATTATAAAAAATATAGATGATAAATATAAACCACCAGAACCGTTTAACCAAGCCTCTATAAAAAGTTTAACAAAAGATATATTAGGTCAATTAAATGTGTACTCAGGAATAGAGTATAATGTTCCTTTAAAAGGTGAAGGAGGCTATGCTGCTGAAGGATTTTTACCAAAGTATAAAGAGAAACAAGAAGGTAGATTTTTAATAGATAAAGCAAATCAGATAGTAAACCAATTATCTAATATAAACTCTTATTATACAGGTTCAGGAAAAAATATAAAAACTTATACAGATGCTGACCCTAATGTTGTACAAAATACAAAAAATAAAATAATGTCTCTTATTTCAAAAGGAATAGATTACAGAATAGTCGAGAGTCAAGATTCAATGGGTAATCCTATAGTAGAGGTGTTGCCTGTACGATTAGATGGTGATACTACAGCGTATGATAATATGATGGAAGAAGTTAGACAAATATCTGAAGATACAGATGCGGTAAGCACTATAGGAATTATGTCAGATTTAGAAGCTGCATCTGATGCAATAACTTCACCATTTAAACCGTTTTTTACACCTTCTATGTTCACAACTATAAAAGGAAAAAGTATAGCTGTACAACCTCCACCAGTGCCTTTGCCTAATAATGTTAAACAGTTCATAGATGACTTTAATGCAGATCTAGGCATAAATATTTTTAATGATATAGGAACAGGTAATACAGGAGATGGAACAGGTATAGATAAAATTCTTGAAATGGAATACTTACAAAGTAGATATAAAGAATTTTTAGATGAAATAGGTAGTCAAGGAGTAGTAGGCGTACCATCGCCAAATGATTGGTTTGATTGGTATGAGATGAATTATCCTGACTCAGCTAAAATATTAGAGAAAATTGACATACTTTCTGCAGCGCAAGGAACAGATAAACAAGTTCAGGATAGTAGTGGATCTATTTTTGCTAATCTTCCTATAGTTGGCGGTTTTTTTAAACAAGATGATGATACTATAAAGGCAAATACATTTATGTCAAATTTAAAAAAGAATAAAGGAGCTGAGTACAACCTTACAGGACAAACTTTTGACAATATAAAAGTTAATAAAGTTATGGTTACTAACGCAGGAACAATAGAGTTAGAAATAACTGAGGAAAATGGATCTACAACTAAAATAGGTAGCTTACATCCAAAATATACAAAATTAGTTGAGGCAGGATTTGATTTACAAAAAGCAGTAGAAAGTGCAAAATAAAATATGACAGCGATATATAATAAGTATAAAAAAGAAGCATTAAATAAAGATTTTTTGCTTCAAAATGAAGACTTTGTAAATGACGCAAGATTGTTTTTATCTAATCGTGGTGGATATGATCAAAAAGATTTACAAGACAATACCTTTTTGTATGATAAATACATGGAGCATTTTCGTGGGCAGGCTACAAATGAAGTAACTGCTGCTCGTGACTTATACTATGCAAAAACTTCATCAGAACAAGAGTCTCAAGCTATGGGTAGACTTATGGATACCTTTGATAGAATGGATGGAGACTTTGGGTTTAAAGCAGCAGGAGATTATTTTGAAGGCGTAATGACTGCACCTTCTACTTACGCAGGCATGTTTTCTTTTGGTGCTGCAAAAGCAGGTACTATTGCTGCACAGCAAGCTGTTAAGGCAGGTATAAGATCTGCATTAAGTAAAAAATTAAAAGGACAAGTAACAAAACAAGGAATAAAAAGTGCGGCTATAGGTACAGGAATAGATGCAACTGCAGCAGCAGGAACAATAAATTTACAAGAACAAGCTAGAGTAGAATTAGATTTAAAAGATAGTATAGACTATAAAGATATAGGCATAGGTGGTGTCATTGGTGGTGTTACAGGCGGTTTGTTTGGAGGCTATGCAGGCATAACAAAATTTAAAAACTCAAGAGCAGGAGGTTTTATAGCTGATAGAAACTTAAAGGAAGCAAAAAGAATACAAAAAGAAGTATACTTAAAACAAGTAAAACCTATTCTTACAGAAACTGAAAATGATGAAATTATAAAACTAGCAAGTCAAGCTAAAGATATAAAAAAATATTTGTTAAAAGGAGAAAAATTATCTTTAGAAGAAACTGTTCCAAAATTTTTAGAGACAGGTAAAAAGTTAAGACAAAGAAAAAAAGCAAGGTTTAGTACACAAGAAATTGAAAATATTGCAGTTGCTGCTGCAAGAATTAATAAGGAGTTACCGAAGTTAAAAGGTATTGGGGGAGAAGGAGAGCCTGTTGAAAGAATTGCGTCAAGATTAACTAGAGCAATTACTAGAGACAAAGATTTTTTAGATGAAATAGAACCTATATTAAACGATCACAAAATAACTTTTGAACATTTAGCACCTTTATTTGTAGAAGAAATTTCTCGTGCAGGTACAATACTTGGAACAATAGGTAAAGTAGGTAAAGGCACAGCTAAAATAAATCCTAATATTTATGAAGAATCGAAAATAGCATTAAATAATTTAGACAATGCTCTTTTGGCATCTGGTTACAGTCCACTATCAAATCGAGCAAGAATAGCATTAGAGAAAAAAAATTACGGTATAGGTAGTAAGGTAAGGCAAGGTTTTTTAAATTTAAATAAAGCTCGAATAGGTATTATGACTACTCAAATTTCTACTACAATACGAAACACTTCTAATGGATATTTAAGAAACTATATTTATGCATTAGATAATATTAGTCAAGGTGCATTTAATGTAGCAAAAGGCACTATAGATCCTCGTGTTTGGAATTATAATAATGCTTTAAAAGAACAGATGGCAGCGGTAAATAAAGAAACAGGAAAATTATATACAAAAGAAGAATCAGAAGCGATATTAAAGATACAAGGTAGCAATATTGCTAACTTAGGTATGGCTCAATTAAGAAATGGTGTTCAGTCTATAATGTTAAAAGACCTGAAATTTGGAATGATGAGTGCAGAAACAGATTCTTTGTTTAAAATATTAGGTAATGAACAGTTTAATTTTACTAATGACATTTCTAAACTTTTAAGAGGTATGGGTGATATAGGAGAAATAAAACAAGTTGAAAGTGGTATACTTGGTTTAGCTCAAAATCTAAATACTTTGAATACTTTAAGTGATAACATGTTTAAACGTGCTATATTTACAAGAGAATTAGACATGAGAATTGCAGCAGCACCATTAGGAAAAAATGGAGAGCTTGATAGTTTGAGTAAAGTATTAGCTTCAGGTAGATTTAATGAAGTTCCACATGATTATTTATCAAGATCTATGACAGAAGCATGGGAGTTTACTTATCAAACTGGTGACTTTGCCAGTAGACAAGGAACTTTTAACAATGTAGCTAATTCTTTTGTTAAAGGATTTGATAATGTTGGTTTAGAATTAGCTAGATCTACTGCTATTCCTTTTCCTAGATACATGGTAAACCAATTTAGATTTGTGTACACACATGCACCTATATTAGGCATGGTAAATATGGGAGGAATATTAAATAAACCTGCAGTAAAATCTCAAGGTAAAAAATTGTCCACAGGAGTTGAAAGAGCAACTCTGGGTAAAACAGGAAAAGGACTTACTATTAATGCGGAAACTCTAGGTAAACAAATGACTGGTCTTGCAATGTTAGGAGCATTTATTGGTTTAAGATATAAATTTGGAGATGAAACTACAGGAGCATATGAGTACGTAGTTCAAGGAGAAAAGTACGATACTCGTGCTGCACTTGGCCCATTTTCTATGTATGCTTTTATGGCAGACCTATTATTTAGAGCTGATTTTTTAGGAGTAGTATCCTCTGTTGGACTACCTACTGCAGAAGATTTAGGAAATGTAGACACAGGTGCTATAGATGATAAATTGTATAACAACTTAATGGTTAGCTTCAGAGATAATCCATTTGATATTAAAGAATTTATAAGTGCTTTAACTGGTGCTACAAGTAGATCAGGAAGCCAGTTATATTTAGTAAATCAATTAGAACAAGTTATTCAAAATAGAGAAGAGCCAGGTAATTTAATGCAAGCTGCTGCTAAATATTTAGGTGGTATAGCTAATACAGGTCTTATTCCTTTAGCCATGTTAAAAGATATTGCAGCAACATCAGATACTCCAATAAGTGATATGGATGATTATTTGCTTCTTCCAAATAACTCATCTGATATTAGAAGAGATGATCAATTAGTTTCTTTTATGGAGGTGTTTATGAGACAAGCACTTAGGTCTGTTCCAAAGGAACAAAACGAAGACAGTGAACGTTTAGCATTGCAATCTTCTACAAGAAGAGGTGGCATATTAAGATATAATCCTATAATTAAACAGTTAACTGGACTTACACCAATGCCAAAGTTAACTGATGTAGAAAGAGAATTAAAAAGATTAGGTTTTGACTATAAACATGTTACGCCTAAAAAAATAAAAAATGATTTTAAAAGAACAAACTTATCTAAATTTTATATGTCTGAATATGTAGAAGATGAACTGGCAGAATATGTAAGATCAGACGAATACATTTCAGAAAGAATAAATTCAAAAAGACAAATATTAATAACAAAATTGTTAAGTAAGTATAAAAGATTAGCTAGAACAAAAGCTATGATACCTATAGGAGCAGATCCTGACGATCCTAAATACGAAAAACTTTTAATAAAAAATTTAACAAATTATTATAATAATTTAAGTGGTTCGCAAAAAAGATATGCGGAAGATGCGTATCAAGAATACAACGACAAAATAAATTCACAATATGGATTACCTTTAGATGAATATGAAGCTGTTAATCCTGATGATGATTTATTAGATTATTATTCTTTTGTGTTTGGTGAACTAGAATTAAAATAAACAAAAGGGGGCGTTAAGCCCCCTAAATGTTTCTATCTATTGTCTCCACTACCGTTTATCTTACCTCTATCAAACCTACTACTTAGTTTTCTTTCGTTAAGACTTGCTATCATACCTAGTGACATGTTTAGATCCTGTGCCAGTGCAGCGCAGTACCACAGAACATCTCCTATCTCACTAGCTATCTGTTCTTTCCAGTCATTTGGTTGGTTCTCTATACCATCACGCATAACCTTCTTAACTTTGTTAGCTACCTCACCTGCTTCTCCTGCTAGTCCTAGTGCAGGGTAAAGTATCTTGTGTTCAGGTGGATACACAGCAGTTCTTAGTGCCGATCTTTGATAAGCATTAAAGTCAGACATGTTGTACTTCTCCTTCAGCCATTCTTTTACCTCTGTTTCTAGTTTGTTCATACTTAGTTACTCGCTTTAGATTATCATACCATGCTTTGTTAAATCCTCTGTTCCATTCTCGGTGTTGCATGGTATCTTTATGGAATGGATTTCCTACACGACCACGTTTAAAATCATCAAAGCCCTTCTGAAATTGAACCTTCAGTGGGGCATCATATTTTCCAAGGCCACGTTCTGCTCTGGTTAGATTTTTTTTCATGGATTATCTCCTTATTTCTTAGCCTTAGTTTCTTTTTCTTCTTTAGGTAATAAGTTTTTTAACTCTTGTAACTTACCTGAGTGTACTGCTTGCACACACTGCTGTATGTGTTGCAGTAAAGGTAATGCATTGTCGCCTGTTCTTACAACTCCAAGAACACCAATAAGTTCAGCATTCTTTTCATCCTTCTCATCTATTTCGTAGTCTTTACCATCTATATTAATATTCATTTATACTTCTCCTTTTACGCACTGATGTCTACCATTTCACAAACTTCGCCAGTGCATGCGAAAGTCTGTGATGACTTAGTTGTGTCTTCAGCTTCAAAGTCTGACAGCTTAGACCAGTCTATTTTACTAGGCATAATACTTTTTAATATACCATAATCATGTTTAGTGCAATCCTGATATGGTGCTTGCTGATAAGTATGATCAGAGTGTGGTAAAAATGACACACCACTCATCTCATCAAAGTTTCTATACACAAAGGCACCTACTTCCATCCACTCATTGTCTCGAACTGTTATTGTAACAGAAGGTTTGTGTTCTGTCCAGTGCCTTTGATAGACGAGCCACATCTCTAACTGCTGTATAGCTGTCATGTCATTACGTGTGACAGACTTAGCTGGTGCTGCAATAGGAAAGCTGAACACTGTCGTGCTGTCAGGCTTCATAACACATGGCTCAAACGGTATGCCCTGAGACTTCATAAACTGTGTAAGAGGATCTTTGTTGTCTCCACGTACAGTTCTAATGTAGTGCAGTGAGTGTCTGGCATGTATGCCTGATGCTGAGTCTACTAACTGTGACACTGTGCCTGATGGCTTACAGCATGTAACCGCAGTACTCTGTTCAATGCCTAACCTCTTAGACCATACAGAGTTTACGTATACGGCATGCTGTTTAAGGCTCTCTAAGTCTCTAGCTAAGTTCTTGTTAGCTGATGTCATAATAGGATTGTCCATTACACCTGTCAGACTTACACCTAGCAACCTTTCCTCTTCAGTATTACGCTGCCATATCTTACGTAGATAAGGAAACTTAGTATACTTAGACTGTATTGTGCCTAGTATCGTAGCAGACTCAACTTTATTTTTAATGTCTTTCAGTGTATCAGTTGCACGTACAACGACTTCAGTTAGGTTGCAGAATTGATACGGCCTCAAGCTAATCTCTGAGCAGGGGTTTGTGCCGAACTCGTGGTCTGGATCACGTCTACCGCTACGCTCTGCTAATACTTTACATGCCTGTCTATTAAATACACCTCGTTCACCTGACTTACTTTCAACAAGTGCAAGCCACTCACGCATGAAAGTTTCTGAGTCAGGTTTTTCTGTATAACAGACAGAGTTATTCGCCAATGCTCTATGTCCTGCTGTCTCCCACCAGTTACCTGATTTAGCATGTCTCATTCTACCATCTGATAAATTGGACAGTGAGATCATGGCTGATCTACGCACACCACCTACTACAACGATCTGTCCAATGTAACACATCAAGTCGTGACACTCTATGGATGACAACTTTCTACCTGATGCAGATCTAAATGTATTTACACAGAAGTTGAACAGGTCAATCAGTGGTGCAGGGCCAGATGCTCTACCACCAAACGTCTTCAGCCTAGCTCCTGCTGGTCTGATCTGACTGACATCCCACTTAGGTATTTCTCCTGCCCAGAGTAGAGCAAGTACCTGTCGTAATCCTTTTGCCCATCCCTCTTTGCTATCCTTGACTATGACCGTAGTGTCGCTTTCTGACATCTCAGGTATCTCAGGTAGTTTCTGTATGTACTGACGTTCAACACTGAAGCCTACACCTGTACCACATAATAATATATACATAGCTTCATCAAATGCTTTTGGATCATCTACTGGTAGATAGCTGCAGTTATATCCTGCGGTATTGTCACGATCTAATGCAGCACCTGCTGTCATTAAAGCTCTCATGCTAGGCATAACACTAAGATTAAGTATGCTATCCTCTATATTTTTAAATTCTGATTCAGTTATTACGATAGGCTTTACAATATTGTCCATGTACCTACGTACAGTCTCAGGCCATGTCTCTCTTCTGTTCTCGTCTTCTAACCAACGAGCATACCGTGAGGTATGAATAAATGCTTGGTAATCGGTGGGTAGGTAGTTGTTGCTCATTTAATTACTCCGTTGTTATTCGCATAGCTTTAATCTCCATGCCGTCTATATCATATACAAATTCATGTACTGCTTCTTGTAGTTCTTGTTCTATCTTTCCATCTGAAGGCATTCTATACTCTTCTTCATCAATGTCAAGTGTTAATAGTATTTTAGCTATCATTGCTTACCTCTGCTTCGATAAGTCTATCCAGATACCATCTTGCTTTCTTTAAATCTTCTACACCATTCTTATACTTATGTCTCCATATGTATTTAAGTATGTTACCCTGTAAATACTCTTTAAACCCTGAGCCTAGAGCGGCACGTATGGCATCAATACATTCTATGTCGTGATCTTGATTATAATGTTCTGGTTTTTCTACCGCATCATATTCTGGTTTAATACTCATTAATTGCTCCTCTCAAAATTTACTTTAATTATATTTCCTGTAGCGTTGGCTATAGATTTTTTTATTATATCATTCTTTTCTACTTTATCGTCATGTTCTATCATACTTTCAACATAATCGCAAAGAATATCCCTAAACTCTTCATTTATTTCCATAACAGGTAGTGAAGAACAAACCAAGGAAGCAACCTGCATAAGCTGAATGTAATCGTCTTTATGCATTGTGTGTTTATTGTCTGTAATAATCTCCATATCTATATAACCATTCCATTTACCTTTATCAGAAAAATTAGGTTTCATTCGCAGTATAATGTCATTAACATCGAAGTTATCTACTTGTATAGTCATATCTTATCTCCTTATTATTTTTTTATAGGGTAATTGTATTATAGGTTTATGTTTGTTCTTTCCTTTTTCTTTCAGCCATTCAAGTGGCACGATTCTGTCGTGATATAAAAACTTATTCTTGTCACACCATCCTTGATACGTAGTCTTTGCACCCTTGTTTAGTTTGTTTCTGCTGTTGTAAAATACAAAGCGTATATCTAACTTAGGGTGTTGTTTCTTTATTTCAATGTGTTTGCGTCTATCTGCCGCAGTAAAGCGACCTTTTGTCTCTATTATAATACCGTTAGGCAACACAAAGTCTGGCGTGTACGTGCGGTACATGAGGTCTTCCCATTCAATCTTAATGGCCTCATATATCACAGGTACATCCAGTTCTTTTAGGTAGTCAGAGACTTTCATCTCTAACCCACTTCTATACCCATGCTTTAGGGCAGCTTGAAAGCGTTTACCATTCACCCTACTACTTCTCCAATGTAAGACACAGTAGGGGGTGTCTTCTTACCTTGGTATACTTTGGATGGTAAATCCTTTATTGTATCCCAACACGCATATCTGTAATCACAGAATTTGCAGTTACTTGGTAGTTTTTTATTTCCTGAAGGCTTACCTCGATATACTTCTTCTTCTGGTTCAAAGCATCTTTTAAACTCATTAGACTCAACAACTTTAACCTTTTCTTTTATCTTTTTTATTTCTGTATTTAAATCTAATCCTGTTGCAGGAACATACTTTATTTCTCCATTTCCTTTATTGACAACCCACCAGCCTCCAACTTTCTTGCCTGATGCTTTTACATATCCTGCTAATTGACCTACGTAGCCAAAAGAATCTCCTTCAGCTAATGTATCATAAGACTCGAATTTATTTTGATAAGACCAAGGCGATGCCGATTTTACATCATCCAATGCACCATCAATAACAAGATCATAACTACCATTAATTCTAGTGTCACTATCAAGCTCCAATGATACAGTATCAGATTCCTCAAACTTAATGCCTGCTTCTGTAAGTATTCCTTTAAATGCTGCTTCAACTATATCTCCTATTAACATGTTCATTACGAAAGTGGTAGGCTTCGGGAGTGCCTTCTCTGGATGATTCTTTTCCCACCAGAGTTGGCATGTAGGTCTACCTATGTTTGACATACGAAGACGAAACTCATCCCTTTTGTTGCCCCCACCAAACTGCCGCTTCATTGCATCCTTAATATCTTGTGCAACACGATCAATGGTTTTATCAGACATAGTTGTCTTGCCATTGGATGCATTATCAAGGTACTGATGTAGCGGAAGTTCAGCAGGATGGTTCATTATACGAACTCTTCAGCGTTAATGTCAATAAACTCATCAACAGTCTCAGTATCTACAGACTGATGTTTCTGCATATTTTCATTCCAAGCACCCATAATGTATTCATTATAGTTAGTTACCCAAGCTAAAAAGTTAGCTAAGTTTTCCTGAGTATTGCTGTCTATATCTAATGTTTCTGACAGGTCTAACTCAGCAGTAGGAAGGTAAAAAGAACTTCCATTTGGCAGTTTTCTTTCTTCAGTAGCCGCTTTGATATAATGCTGAACAGGAAGACGTTTCATTTTATTTAACTTGTTAAACATATCTCCCATTATTTTAAAGGCATCACGGTTTTCTACTTCCCATATAAAGGGTGTAGATTCTACCTCTACAGAATTACCATTGGCATCTACAGGGTTAACTAAATCAACAGTGCCAAACAATACTCTTGTTCGTTTTATCTGTCTAATTAAATCCTGCATAGACTCAGGTAACGCTTTAAAGTCTGCTATATAACCTGCAGGCTTACCGCAATTAAACTGTCCATCGTTGTCTTTCATATCCATGTTAAGATTATCTGCCATCACAGTCTTAACAAACCTATTAGGTGTGTTATCATTACCCTTAATGAAACGTTTGTACATAAACCTCTGTAGGAAGGGGCGTATAGCTACACTCTCAGCGTAGTAAGTCTCACCCTCTGGAATCTCCAGTTTGTATGTACCACCACTGACTACCTCAACGTTAGTCATTTTACCTTTGATCTCTTCCTGACCCATTAAAGGTGTGTGATGTATGCGTAGTCTTGCAAGAGAGTTAGTCTTCTCTTTAGTCGGCACAGCCAGTGAACTCATGCCCATTGCCTTTGCCATTGCTTCATAATTACTTGTGTCTAAATTTGCTATTTGATTCATATATTTATTTCTCCTTTGTTAGAATTGTAGGTATATCATGCTACGTCTTTAGTGTCAAGCCAATTCTTACCTATTTTTGCTTCTAATAATAATGGTACATTAAAGTCTATGTTCCACTTCTTATTGACTATATCAACCAGTACTTCGTTAGTACGATTGATGATCCGTATTACTTTCTCCTTCTCGTTAGGGTGTACGTCAATCACGATTGAATCGTGTACGGTATTAACGACACATGATTGTAAATTATTAGCCTGTAACATCTTGTCTATGTAGATAAGAGATACTGGCACGATGTCTGCTGTAGCAAATGATTGCACAGGATAGTTCTTTACCTGAGTAAAGTATGTGATACTTCCATTCGCTCTACGTGTAGCCAAAGGAAATGCAAACTCACGACCTGATGGTGTGCGAACATTACCTGTCGTAATGACTTCCTTGGCGAGTCGCTTATGCCATGCACCTATGCCTGAATACTTAGTCGTAAACTGTTGGTAATATGCAGCTTCGGCAGGTGTACGACCAAAGCCTGACGCACCATAGAGAGGTGCAAATGTATGTGCCTTTGCGTCTTGTCTGGAGATATTCTGTCCTGCTTCAGTAATAACTTTAGCTGTGTAGCTATGCACATCAAAGCCTGTAGATACTTCTTTGATAGCTGTTCTGTCCTGACTGAGAAATGCTGCAACTCTAAACTCTAGCTGTGCAAAGTCAGCCTCCATGATCTCTCCGTTATCCCAACGAGATACAAATACTTTCTTCACAGGAAACGTACCACCTCTGGGCATGTTCTGCATATTAGGATCAGCACCAGATAACCTGCCTGTACCTGTCCTGTGTTGCAGTAGTCTTACGTGTAGCTTACCATCCTGTTTAACATGAGTAGCTATACCCTCAACGAAACTAGATAGATAAGTATCAAGTGCTGACAGTCTACGTACTCGTTGTAGAAATACCTCTGCATCATACATACCACGAGATCTAGCTATACCTTCTAAGTATACGAGATTGTCTTTGCTTGTACTGAAGCCATTGGCACTTGCCCATTTAGCATCTGGTGCATTGAACTTCAGCCCAGCTAACTCTTTTCTATCACGGTACAGATACCCTGCTCCATCACACTCAGGACAGTTGTTTGTGTTCTTATACGGTGATCCATCCTTACGCTTCTTACGTATCCATCCATGACCCATACACTGAGTACAGACGACAGCGTACTGCTTGTGCAGGGGTAATGTCATCTGTCTTACGTTGGCTAGATGTTTCCTGTCGGATACACGATCCTCGTATGCCTCAGCCCATACTTTCTTATCAAATACCTTACGGCTAAATATAACCCAAGACAGTTGCTCTGGGCTGTTAAGATTAATTGGTCTATCACCCATAAGTTCTTGCACCTGTTTATCTAGCTGAGTTGTAAGCTCTTGTTTCTCCTGTTCAAACTCTTTACGTACTTCTTCTAATGCTTTCATATCTACCTTGAACCCACGTTGGTATATACGTGCTAGGTGTACAGCTAACTGGTTTGTAAGACGTATAGTATCTACAAGTGTCCTGCCTGTACCATACGAGTACTGCTTGTCCTGTTCTCTGAACAACTGTTGCGTTGCATGTAAGTCAGCAGACAAATACTCAGACAGTTCGTTGTGTGGTATTTCTGCAACATTTAATCCCTGTTTAAAATATTCTTTTAATGTGTCTTGCTTCTGTGTATGTAACTGGTGACGTTCAGCACATGCTTCTAGTGATAGAGGTTCTTTCTGTCCTCGTTGTAGTATATACTCACCTAGCATTGTATCAAACACTTCACCCTCATAGGTAAAGCCTGACTCCCACAACCACATCAAATCGTGTGCGGCATTGTGTGCGACAAGACGTGTAGTCAGGTTAAGTTTATCCTGTACTATCTGTCTACCGTTTTCAGTGGGGGGATGCTCAGTGTGGTCAAAAGTTATAATTTGCTCGTGTCCAGTACCATCTAGCATCCCCACCATGACCAATGTATTCTCTGGTTCAAATGGATCAAGATGCATCTTACCATTTCTTTTTACGACTGTGTTTTCTACATCTAGGATTGTAATCATTTTAAATAAATACCTCTTTTAACTCTTGTATACCTGTTTTTTCTACATTGTCAATACTATTAATTATATTAATTGCATTATCTTCACTGATATTAAACCACTCACCTCTACGTTCTTTTGCAATTTTATCTGCGCTTATATGTGCTTCAGCTTCTGCTCTACGTCTATTGTCAAAAAACTTTTTGTGTAATAGAACAAAGTCTCTGAGTGGGCTAGATGTTTGATAGCCTTTTAATCTATCCTCTGCATCAACTGCCATACCTATCTTTATCCACCCTTCCCATGCAGGATTAGTAATTGCATAGACATACCCTGTCTTTTCTTTATTCCACAAAGCAGTAGATATAGCTTTTATATCTTGTGGTTTTTTAGAATTAAACGAAACTTTATTTATTTTTCCACCCTGCTGTAAATAACCTTCTAATGTTCTATACTTTCTTTTATAAAATATCAAACCATCTCCATTCATAGTATGGTTAGTTCCTGTTTTTCTCCAAGTAGAACCATCGTATCTTTTTCCATCTTTTCTAATTGTTCCATTTTCTATTTTCATACTACATACCTCGCTGTTTTGTATTCTAATTCGCAGTGGATAATACCATGCCAACCTGATAATTTATTCTTAACTAGGTTCAGGTGACGCATAGTATCTTCTTCCTCTTGCCCTTCTACTGGTGGGTTCTTCGCTATCAGTATCATCAGGTCAGCTTCTGCGGCCTTACCTGTACGTGAGCCTTCCATCATAGCCTGATTGAGTACCACCTTATTCTCTGCATCAGCAGATAACTGTGACATGTAGAATATTGCACACTCATGTTGCTTGGCTATCTGCCTAGCATGTATGGCGTTAGCCTTGAGTGCCTCATCTGTTCTGGCAAAGCCACCAGTACGAGCAAACTTATCTCCCATGTCAAGTATAACTACGTCAGGTTTATAAGACTTACACACGCTCTCAACCCAAGCCATGTCACGATTACTAGCATCTTTAATTCTTATATTGTTTTTTACCTTGGCGTATAATTCTCTAGCTTTAACAGGATCTTTCTTTATCTCATGCATAGTCATACCTGTAGCGGCAGTTAGATACCTAGCACCGACACGATGAGATCCTTCTTCGTTACACAGGATAATACATTTAGCACCCTGATGTGCAAAACCGTTTGGTGCGGCAACTAATGACGCATGAAATGATGTCTTACCAGTATTAGGCCTAGCACCTATCTCAATTAGATGTCCATCGTTTACGCCTTCCAGCTTACGTGTAAGCGTAGCTATGTTGAATGTCCAACGTGCTTCTAGGTCATTCTTAGAGAGTAACGTATCTATTTCTATGTCATCCCACTCTATGTTTAGATCAGGTGTAAAGTCATCAGCATACTGTTCCAGAAGGTTACGTAGTGGCTCAAGGCTCGTCTTGTCACCATTTACATAGTCAAAGCCTAGATTAGCTATATCCTCACCAACTACCTGTTGAAATAGCTTGGACAATACTTCCTGTGCTATGTCATTACCTAACGGTGGCTTACTTGTTATCTGCGTAAATAAAGCACTGTAAGCCTGCTTCTGTGCCGTAGTCAATGTCGGATTGTTCGACATGAATAATGATTCTATCTCAGCAGGTGTAACGCTTCGCTCATACCGATCCATCGCGGCATCAATAGCTTCTTTTATCTTACGTACATCCTTACTGAATAGTCTGTTTGGACACCTTGCTCCACGATGTTCATCGTAAAAGTCTTTGTCCATTAAACTTCTTATTAAACTTAATTCCATTAGCTTTCTCCTATGCGTGTTAGATTCTGTAGGTCATCAGGGTTTCTATATTTTAAATCATCGTTAAGTCTAAGAACACGTACAGTATCTACGTATCCTCTTAGTTCTTTTGCAAATTGCAGTGTCTTAGGTAGAGCATCTGGGTCTAGTGCTATTACTGCCGTTGAAAACTGTGCAAGATACTTTTTATGCAATTCCGATAGAGATGTACCCAACACTGCAACCCCTACATATACATGACTACCAATAACAGCGGCACTCACACAGTCTTCAACAACTACAGCGACATTACCATAGCCGTGAGCGTAGGGCAAGGCATTTTTTCCATACCGTTTCCACTTAGGTAATCTTTTACCCAGACTACGGCCTGTAGCATCAACGGTGTGACCATTATGCATCACTGGAAAGACAACTCTGTGTTCCTTTACGTCATACAGTAATCCAAGTTCTTCAGCATCTAACCCCCACTCTTCACAGTAAGGTGCTATCTTATCTGAATCACGTACTATCCATTCTGGCCTAATAAACTTAGGTATACCTTCAATCTCTAATACAGTTTTACCCAGTGACTTACGTATGTCATCACTTGATAGGTGTACACGTCTACCTCCTGATACAGTACACCCTGCCTTGTAACAGTTCCATACGATGGAACCCATATTATTGGTGATCGTAAATGTTTTCTTACCCTTACATTCAGGGCAATCTATTCTTTTTGTATCACCATTTATAAGTGTTATATCATTTAGTAATTTATTAATATTCATTATGTATCACTTTCAATGTTACTCACAGTGTTCGATTGTACAGATACATTTCTCTGTGTCAAGGCTTCATTTGCCGCTGTGTACGTATTTTTTAAATAGGGTTTCACAGATGCAACATTTGCGTGACCAGTAACAGACATAATATTAGGCAATGGAACTTTCTTTTCGACCATCTGTACTACTCCTGTTCTTCGTAAATCCATTAATCGTAGCTTCTCAGATAGCCCAGCTTTACGCATGACAGCCCTTCCATTTTTTGAGAGCCTTTGCATCGCATAAGGATAATACACGCCCTCAGTGGGCAGTATGTGAGGTGCTACGTACTGTTGAAAGCCAAAGTCATCATGCTGATCACTTAACATTGCCATAAGGTCATCTGATATAGGTAAAAATACCTCTGCTCTACGCTTGCTCTGTTCTAACGTAAGCATTTTACTATCAAAATCTATGTCCTCCCAACGTAATGTACGCATATCACCTAGCCTCTGACACCATTCGTAAGCCATCTGAATAATAAGACCAATATTACGTGTACTGAAGTCAGAATATGCCTCGTCAAGGAACTTTAACACGTCTTCATGTTGCCATACCACCTTACGTTTAGCCAAAGGCTTACGTTTTATGTTTGTAAAGGGATTAAACATGATATATTCCATCTCTATGGCATAGTTAAACACCCTAGATGAACAAGTAGCTATATGATTAGCAAAACTGACACCTCGTTTGACCCATTCCTCATATGCAGCCTTGGCTATTTTACTTGTAATGTCAGAATACTTCCTATTACCCATAGAATTACATAGTATAGTTAATAAATACCTATAGTCAGCCTTGGTTGTGTCACGTAGCATGTCAAAGTCATTAGATTCATAGTATAACCTAACGAGATCACTGACTTTGCTATGTTTTGTTATGTTTAAAACTTTAGCTTTCTCTTCTCTGTATTGATCAATTAAAGCATTATTGTGTTTAGCTATACGCTTAACCTGACTGACATCACTACCGTACATTTCACGTTTTACTACCCCCTCGTCTACTAAAGTTTGAGGGGGATTAAATCGGTATTCAGTGGGTCTACCAGACTTCTTTATAGCTTGTACGTATCTAGGTAACTTTATTGTCATTTTATTTCTACCATTTGTATTCATCTAGTTTACTCTCCAACATATCTATTAATCCCAACAATTCACCTGCCTTATCTCTAACAGTAGGGCGTGACTTGCACAGTGCGTCTGACTTTATGATGTCAGCTACACGTTTGATGCGTACAAGTATACGCTTTGTATCTTCCTTGGGTGAATCCCATTCCTCTGCCGCCCATTTAGCCATTTGTTATCTCCTCTGCATTTTGAGTCCAATAATCTCTATGTACACAGTTGTCTTTATATTCTTTTGGGTAACTTGAACCACCCCAATCTGCGGCTAGACTATGTGCTTTGTCTTCTGCATCTTCTTTACTTTCAGCATTGACCTCCACGACCACGCCTTCCTCAAGGCAAATTGATACTCTATATTTCTTCATCGTCTATCTCCTCCTCTATCTCAAAGTTTACAGTTCTCAATCCCTCAACTACCCCAACCATCAGCCAATCAAATGGGCAGGTTCTCAGCCACTCATGTAGCTTATCTTCATCAGTCATTAAGCATCTCCTTTAGTCTCGCCATCGTGTAGCATATGTCATCCCACTCATCATCGTTAGACATGCTACCCTCTGGTATGCAATCCTCACGATAGGTGTGCAGGACTTCCCATATTCTATTCAACTCTTTACTACCCATGTTGCTCTCCTATATGTAACTGTAATTATATTCTGCATCCAAAGAGTGCCACGCACACTCATAGGCATGATCCCAATTTGTATGGTAGCCTGTAGCTATGTCATCGTCAGCCAGTCTTCGAGCCCAGTGATTTAAACTAGGCTCGTGATCAAGATCTAACTCCATATGTTGCCCTCCTTATGCGGCTAGTTGATTAAACTGTGGACTATCTATCCACTTAGATACTTCTACTTCACGATTAAACATACTGATATTCCTCGTGTCATAGCCTGTGTTACGTAGGCTGAAACCGTTGCGCTCATCAGCCCATGAACTGTAGTTCGTGAATGCTGAGTACACTGCATACTTGTTGTGACCTCGCACTGATGCTTCAGCACAGTACAATTCATACATCTTCTCAGCCTTCTGCTTAGAGCCTATCATGTCATCAAGCATCGCTTTGACCTCATCTACATAGACTCTCTGTTCAGCCCATGTCTGTAGCCTCTGAGCCTGCTCGTGAAAGCTACGCTGACTGTCTCTCAGTTGCATCTGGAATATGTCAAAGTCAAAGCCTGATGTATGCTTACGCTTCACCTTGTCATGCTCACCTGAGATGCACCCATTGGTACAGAAGAAGTCTATCCAACCATGTAGACAGATGCTAGAACATGATGAGTCTACACCATGTAATGAGATAACTCTCTGGCTTACCTCAGTCTCATGCTTATCTGTACGCACAAAGTTCTTAACTTTAGGCAGTACCATGTCCATCATAGTCCACCCTCCATTACGTGCAACTTTCCACCTGATCTGTGCATCTTCTACTGCATCAGTGCCTAGTGTATCTACGATAGTTGTCATCACACCGTTGTAGTGTTCAGGGTGACTGACACAGGTGAAGTCTTTGCCTACTACATTCAGGTACTCACCTGTCGTTGCGTTAAGAACATACTTCTTGTCATCTACCTTTGTATCCTCAAAGGCTATGTCAAAGTCTACTGTCTCTGGTATTGTAAAATCAAATGGCATTATGTATTCTCCTCATTTTCTAGTTTCTCTTTTTGTTTTTCAAACACACCCCACTGCTTAGTCCAGTCCTCGACCTTTTCTTCAGCCGCTTTCTGTAACTCTGGGGTTGGCATACTAATTATAATTTTCATTTTTTTAACTCCTATTGTTGGTTAACGCTTGGCAACTGTGCCTTGCTTATATAGGTGTATCACACCCTGTTGATACTGTCAAACACTTTTTAATATATCTTTATTCTCCTCAATTAGTAGTAGTACTTTGGCGGTGTCTGCATCACCACCTACCAGACTACTCCACTCGCTACAGGCTTCTGCCTGTGCCTCTTCTTCATTGTCGGCAGTGACAGATAAACTTCTTGTCACCTCACCTGTAATTAATACTGCATATTTTTTCATACTACTAACTCCTTTTTATTCCAGTTTAATTTACTGCTCTTGCTCAAATTATCCTCTGCCCACAATGGTTGTAGGTTTGTGTAATGAAAACACTTTTTCTGTTCTTTCTTTTTTGTCAGGTCAAAAGAACTACAGGGAATTATGTGATCTAAATGCCACCCATCATGTGCCCAGTTTTCCCATGTCATACCATCTTCAAACTGATTTTCAATATGTGTTTTTAATTCTTCCACAGTACAACCTAAAAGAGATGAAGATGCTTTAGTATAAGAAAACTCTGGATTAGTTTCTTTTATTAAATATCTTTTTAAATTTCTATACAAAGCACTTCGTAATAAATGACGAAATTTATAGTCTAAATTAGTGCTATATTTATTTTTACGATACTCTTTACAGTACTCTGCCATACGTTCTTTATTCTTTTGGTAATATTTTTTACTGGCCTCTGCTATAGCTTCTTTATTCTTTTGGTAATATTCTTTCCAATACTCCTTTACCGTTTCTTTACTGTTTTGTCTGTATTCTTTCATGCTCTCTTTCAGGTGTTCTTTATTCTTGTGGTAATATTTTTTATTAGCCTCTGCTATAGCTTCTTTATTGTTTTGTCGGTACTTTCTAGAATACTTTGCGTTACGTTTTTTCTTTTCCTCAATCGTTAACATACTACTAACTCCTCTAAATCTACTGACCATAGGTTTCTTTTTGTCACCAAGTCATCTTCATATATGCCCTCTCGTAACCATTCAGGCATAGCTCTGTTCTTGTTCCAACGTGCAAAGGACATCTTGTCACGCTTGTAGAACGCCCTGTATGCTTTGATAGGCCACTTCTCATCTGTCTTGAGGTCATCGTGACCTGAGAAACACTGAGGGTGTGGTGTCAGGCCACCCTGTGGTATATAAACAACGCCTTCGTGAAGAGAGTCATAGTGTTTTGCACAACCATGTTTCTTGCCATACCTGTGTGTATACTCATCGAGCATGGCATCATACAGACGCCAAGCATATCGGTAGTTATCACTAGTCTCCATAGCCCACAGAGTACATGGATGTTTCTGATGCACAGGCTTATACAACCCACGCCTTTCCGCATACTCTGGCCTGTGATGCCATAGTGCAGTGCATAACATCTGTGCTTCTTCGAGTGGCATCTTTACTATGTGTTGGTCACACAGTGACTGAGCTATGTCTGCAACATCGTGATCTACTATAAATCTATTCATGTTCAGTAACTCCTATTAGATGGACATCAGTATAACCTTGATCAATCCACTCATCATAATGTTCTTTTGCTCTATCATATGAAATATAGTAATCATCACAACCACCAACCCACACAATGTAATTATAACTATTTTTGTTTTTCATTATATTTCTCCGATCACTGCCCACTGCCGCCCACTGCCCACTGCCTTATGACCGTAGTTATTGAACTCGAATTGGCGTTTCATGTATGTAACCATATTTTTTGTACTCCTCTGATGGATAATCTTTACAGAATAAAAACTCAATGTCACTTTCGCCATATTTTGAAGTGATCAACTGTATGGCGAAAATTGTTGCAGTCTCCCAATCGTTGACGGCAGGATATGTGTCATCAATCTTGATAACTTTCTCCTTACCGTCAACTAGGATACCTATATCATAGGCCATTATTGGCATATGTCAAGCCGCACGATTGAGTTTTGCCATAGCTGATTTGATTGCTTTTTTGTTGGCTGATATTTGCTTTCTCAGAGACTGTTTTTGCTCCTTGGTCAAATAAATCCTACTCTTAGGCTGAATATAGCCATTTTCCATAAGAAACTTGATTCTCCACAATACTCTTGCTTTGTAAACTCCAGTAATTTCTACTAGCTCATTTACAGTATGTGTTGCGTAGTGTTCAACAATTATCGTATCGAGTATTTTGTACTCATTACTACCCATAGGACATCTACTATCTGCATACTTGTACACTGTCGGAACAATGTCATTTGGGTTTTCAATAGTTTTGTTTCTCTGGGTAGTGAATGTAACTTTTATCATTTTATGCTCTCCTTATGTTAGCATGTTTCAGTTTACGCATTTTACTGCGCTCGATTTTCCACTCTTGTGAGCGAAACTTTTTGACCCTCAATGGGCGTTTCTTGACTTTGATAGTCTTCTCAAAGTTCATTATCTCGTATCGCATTTTGCTTCTCCTTCTTGCGGTTGCGTACTGCCTTGCTCCCCTTTTTAGGCGGTATCACTTGCGGTGACTTACGCTCCTGTAACATATCTCTAGCGACAGGGTTGCGGTATGTCAAGCCCTTCTTTTTATTTGTCATCTACAAACTCTTTAGCTATCAAATGCCTAACTAGTCTCCTCTTTTGGTCTTTAGTTAGCTTAATGGGTTGCTTATCTTTAAGATACTCGTTAAGATACTTGGCTCTCCAATGTGTTGTTTCAAAATCACTCATTTTACTTCCTCCAATGTTTCCCTTGTAAGGGAGAGTTAATACTTTTTTACCTTCTCAACAATTACTGTCGTGTCATTCTCTGTATAACATAGCATACAATCTTTGCACTTCTGCCCTGTACAGTTCTGCAAGGCTACGTGTTCATGCTCTAGCACGTTATTGAATGTCTTATCAAAATACTTCGGTATCTTGCCCATAACAGTAGATATAATAGGATTACTGTAGATAAGAATAAAGTTAGACGGCTTGGCGTTCTCCTTGAAATACTTAACAATCAGATCATTGCGTTTAGTCCACAAGACACATCGGCAATGTGGATTTTTCTTGGCAATGTTTACATAATTAATTAAGTTATTGAGATTTATCAATTCTCCATGTGCATTGAATCTGATGAATGCGTCTAGTAAAACAGGTAGATATTCCACATCATGTACTTTACTTGATAGGAAATCACTGTTGTGTTGCAATGCAGGTTGCATATTCTTGCGGTACGACTTCAGCATTGTATGTGAATAACAATGTGTACATATATTATTGCTTTTAGCCGTACTGTTCTGCTTGATGCAATACTCATTCGTTGCCGTGTTAGTAGATATAGCACGTAAATCCTCTAGCTTACTTGTCATCTTACTAATGTGAACTCCGTTACGTTCTACCATTGTACTTCTCCCAAGCCTTTCTGTCTGCTCTACGCATACGTATTACTTTAATCAAAACATATGGCATATAAACCATTAAAAAGATTCCATACAAAGTTATTAGTATTTCAAAAGTCATCGTGTTGCTCCAATGTTTCCCTTGCAAGGGAGAGTTAAAATGTCTTAGGCATATAGCTAGTGCCTATACCCAACCTACCATATAGCCTATACCCTGTCAAGCACTATATTTATTTTGGCTCACTGCCGTTCACTGCCTAACTATGACCGTAATGACATAAAAAAAAGGGTAGCAAATAAATGCTACCCAATTTGATTTGGATATTTTAGGCGGCTATTGATACGCCTTTTTGATTGGTCGTTTTTTCTGGGGTAACTTTTGTAGATCCCATTTCTTTGACAATTTGCGTGCCTCTTACATGCCTTGCAACACGCTCGTCTTTTCCGAATGCGTTAATAAATTGATCAAGGGAAAGTTCATTTTTCTCGATCATTTTAAAAACTTGATCAACTACCCATTGAGCGGATTTAGTCTTTTTGGGCGCATCATATGGAAATAAGTTTTTGCTCGTCATGTGAACAATCACGCGCTGTAAAGAAGTGCAAGTTTTTGGTTTTTCGCCTTCTTGCATCTCGACGCGAGCGGCCTCGAATTCGTTATTATATGCGAAATAATTATGACACTCGCTCAGACGTTGGGAAATTTTGTTTAGGCCGTCATTTTCAAGGTCAGCTTTTTTGACATTGCATCTTTTAACTGATGGATCATCAGCTTTTAAAACATCAAATTGACGCTTTGATAATCCATTATTTCTATTTTGAAAATGTTGGTCATATCTTTGACCGATCACAAATAAATCTTCTAAATGTTCTGGACTGTTGAAATAATCCGTCTGTTGCTTCAAGTGATTAGCTTCTTTTTTCTCATTAGAATTTTGAGCTTTCAAAACTCTAGTAACGGCAAGTTGCACTCTAGTTAATTCGCTGTTAAAGCTTTCAATTTTATTTGTCATTTTTTTACTTTCTTTAATGTTTCCCTTGCAAGGGAGAGTTAATATTTATGTGACATTTTTGCCACGGTTTAGCGGTTGGCTACTCGCCTTCCATAATTAGATTATGCACATATCTGATAGGATCACAAGCGTTAATTTTATTTGAGATATAATATAATGTTTCCCTTGCAAGGGAGAGTTGGAGCAATGACCACGTTATATTTTTTTTTATAGTCCGCCATTGTAACACGTACCCATTTTTTTAAATCGTATTCATATAATATTTTATATTGTGGCAAGTGACGTGATAACAATTAACCACCATTGCTCAAGGCCTTATTATCATAGGCATAAATAAAAAATGTGGTTTTTCATCTTAGCATAGGCGTCACATTTATGTGACCGTTCATATGTTCACGGTTTGTTCTCATATATTTGCACGGTAGGCATGGGGCATGGCACCGTACCCCGTATACGTACTTGAATATATACACAGATCTGGAAAATAGAGTGTTAACCACAATATACACTGACGTAATCACATGGGGGTTGGGTCATATTTGTGATCACAAAATGTGTCTTATTCACACTATTTGCTGACATAATATATTTTAGGGGTTGACATGGTATTAGATATGTGTAAAACTATATATAACACAACACAACACTTAAAGTGATACATTAAAACTAATTAATAGTTAAAATAAATTAACACTTATATGTAACATTTTAAATGCTTATACAAAAAAGATTAAAATATATTGTAAATGTAACACTTTAAATGTCACACTATATATGATATTTGTATATATGATTAATACGTAAGATAAATTCGTATTTGTAAAATAAAGTATTGACAATGGCACAAAAATCAGTAAAACTATATACAGACAAAGTATTAGAAACATTCTATGATAATCTTTTAAATGGTAATGTAGATAATTTACACATACCGCACAGTGATGTCTTTTACGTAAGAGCAGCTTGCGAAGCTCATTATGGTAGAAAGTTTACACTTAAACACGTAGAAGATTCAATGAGAGCAGAAGGATGGAAGGAACATTCGTACAGTGACCCGAACTACAAAAGCAAAAAAGACCACTAAGCCTGCTAAACGTAAGATGAACGTAGGCGGTGCAGTAGCTGCTAAATCTAAGAAGAAGCGTAACTATGCACAGGAGAATGCTCGATATAAATCACGACCAGAGCAAGTAGCTAAACGTACTTCGCGTAATGCAGCTAGACGTGCAGCAATAAAGAGTGGAGCTGTGCGTAAGGGTGATGGTAAAGATGTAGATCATAAAAACGGTAATCCAATGGATAACAGCCCATCTAATTTACGTGCAATAAAAGCATCTGCTAATCGTTCTTTTGCTCGTGATAAAAACGCAGGTAAATTAAAGTTAAGTCGTGGTTCTTCTGTCAATGAAGCAGGCAACTATACAAAACCTTCTATGCGTAAAAATTTATTTAACAGAATTAAAGCAGGCGGTAAAGGTGGTAATCCAGGTCAGTGGTCTGCACGTAAAGCTCAGATGCTTGCTAAACAGTATAAAGCCAAGGGCGGTGGATATAGGTCATAGGAAAACAAATGCATAGCAAAACAACTAAAAAAAAATTAAAAAAAGTTATATCAGGTTTAACGAAAGCGTCTAAAACACACGCTAATCAAGCCAAGACATTAAAAACAATAGTTAAAAATGGCAAAAAGAAAAGATCCTAAAGTAGGAACAGGTAAGAAGCCTAAAGGATCTGGCCGTAGATTATACACAGATGAAAACCCAAAGGATACGGTATCCATAAAATTTGCTACAATGGCTGATGCAAAGGCTACGATAGCAAAAGTAAAACGAATAAAGAAACCCTACGCAAGAAAAATTCAGATATTGACAGTAGCTGAACAACGTGCTAAAGTAATGGGAAAGACAGCAATAGCTAATCTTTTCAAACAAGCTAAATCAGAATTGCGGAGGAAACATAAAAAGAATGCCGTACTTACAGAGTAATATCCCATACTTCAAGGCATGGGTACGCAGAGAATATACATGTAATTTTGAACGATACCACGGTGAGTTCCTACATTGCATGGTAATAGCTGTGACGACTATGCCAAATAGATCACTGAGCTTCCAAGTCATCTTTACTGGTTGCGAATCAGATGACACAGACGAACCTAACGTACATGGTGGAGCGATGTGGGCGAGAATGCCTATTACAGCACTCGTAGGTGACACACCCGTAGAGGAGTGGGCTGAAGAGCTACCAGCCTATGCAGCACAGCCTTGGGATTGTATGTCACATGATCACTCAGTCTACGTGCTGAACAGGGCTACACCAGCCCCTTGGATGGCGAAAGTAGACGGTGAGTTCTATCCAGCTAAATACATATTCACAGTAGACTACACAGGCTCTGAGATAGCGGATGACCCTGCACAGCATAAACAGAGCCATGTATTAGAGCTAGTAGACGCAGGTAGCTACACAGGAAACATTGTAGCATTACCGAATAACAGAGTAAGAGTTACGCACCCTGCTTGGTTTGAGACAGGAGAAGGTGCGCCAGACTTCAAACCTAGTCAAAGAGTGTTTCACTCTAAAGAAGATTTAGATTACGTGTGGGATACACACAGAGTATTTGATAACTTGTATAATAAGGAGTAATACGATGGTTATGAAAAAGAAAAAAGGCTACGCTAAAGGTGGCATGAAGAAAAAAGGGTATGCCAAAGGTGGTGCTATGAAGAAAAAAGGCTACGCTGCTGGTGGCGCACTTAAAGCTGCACCAAAAGGAAACAAAGGTGTAAGTAAACTTCCTAGCGCAGTTAGAAATAAAATGGGCTACATGAAAAAAGGTGGTATGGCAAAAGGCAAGTCAATGACACTTGCTGATATACGAGCAGCAGCTAAAGAAAAAGGCTACAAGCTTGTAAAGATATAATATGTCTTTGAAAAAATCACAAAAGTCGTTAGCTAAATGGACTAAACAAGACTGGAGAACGAAGTCAGGTAAACCTTCTGCCCAAACAGGGGAAAGGTATCTGCCTTCTAGTGCTATTAAATCACTGTCTAGCTCTGAATACGCTGCTACAACTCGTAAAAAACGGCAAGATAAAGCTAAAGGTAAACAGTTTAGTAAACAACCTAAAAATATAGCAAAGAAAACACGTAACTTTAGGAGAGTCTGATGAGTATACCTGAGCGAGTCAAAAATAAAATAAAAGAAGTAGGCTTAAAAGGCGTAAATAAGCCTCAAAGACTGAATGATGGCAGTGGTAAGTCACATCACGTCATGGCGAGTGAAGGTGGTAAGTATAAATATATTAAATTTGGACAAAAGGGCGTTAAAACCAATCAAACAGCAGGGCAACGTGAAGCATTTAAGTCTCGTCACGCTAAAAATATAGCTAAAGGTAAGATGTCAGCAGCTTACTGGGCAGATAAAGTAAAATGGAGTCCTAGTAAAACACAGTCTCCATCTAAAAAATGGAAAAAAGGATCTTAATATGCTTAAAGCGTTTAAAGAATGGCTAAGTGGACAATCAAAAGATGGTACAGCTTATAAAAAATATGAAGAGTACATAAAGAAAAAACAAGATGCACAGGATCAAAAAGATTTAAAAGACCAAAATGCAGAAGATGCGTATGCAGAACAATGGCTTAAAGAAAAAACAGTAAAAGAATATGCTAGGTGGATGAAAAGTCAAAAGCCTGATAAATCTAAATCAGATCAAAGAAATATAAAAGGTAGTTTAAAAGCTTTAAATCGTGGTGGTTTAATGAAGACAGGTCACATAGACTATCGTAAGGGTGGTATGGTGTATACTACTAAAAACACATAGGATATTATTATTATTATGAGCAGAGAAGCAGCAGAGAAAAAACGTGAAAACGAACTAGTAGAGCTACGTAAAAAATATTTAGCTAAAAAAGGAAAAAAACCTGCGGCTAAAAAGAAAGCTATTAAACCTAAACTTGTAGGTCGTGAAGCAGTGGAAGCTAAACGACAAGAAAAACTAGAAGCACTTAGGGTAGCAGCTAAAACACGTAAAGCTCTTAAAAATAATAAAAAATCACTAGCTCCTAAAAAATCTGTAAAACCTAAATCTAGACCAAGTTTATCTATTTCTAAAACTACAGTTACTTCTTCTTTAATACCAAAAACTAAAAAATTTAAAAATGATATAGCTAAACTAAAAAAAGATATAAGCAGTAGTAAAGGAAAAAATAAATCACCTATTACTTTGTCTAAGTATGGACTATTTATGAAAGAGTTAGCTAGATTAGAAAAAGAGTATAAACAACGTATGATGAAAGAAAAAAGAAAACAACGTAGTGGTAAAAAAGAATCATATGTTCTTTCTGGTGCAGGCGATGATATAGACTTTTTAGTAAAAATGTTAAAAAAATAATGTACCTTGCTATAATACTTTACTGTGCAGTACCTACAGATACTACTTCCTGTGAAGTATTAGTAAGAAGAGATCATTTGTTTCAAACAGAAGCCCATTGTGAAGAACAAGTAATACCTATAGCTCAAGGTTTACTCGCTACAGGACACTACGTAAAAGCTAAATGTTTTGCATTTAATCCTTATGGAGAAGAAGCATAATGTTAGGACATAATGGTGGGCCAGTATTATCTAATATATGGCAACCTTCTGACAATAAAGATTTAGTATATAAAAAATTTTTATGGGATAAAGCCGTAAAAAAGTTTTGGAAAAACCCAGACTTAATGGTAGTTAAACTTAGAGTAAAAAGAGCTAAAGAGTTAGGCATAAGTTATAATGAACACGTATTAAGAATGAAAGGTAAACATGTCACCTAAAAAACTACAAGCAGATAGCAAGTACGCAGTAGCTGACACAGATGGTGACGGAATCATTACTGATGAAGAGCTAAATCGCCATGAACGATGGATACGCCTAGAAAACGAAGACAAGATGATGGATACGCAACGTACTATGGCTTGGTTAGCTATGGGTACAACCATTGTAACTGTAATACTATTACTTACGCCTATCATTAATGTAGCTCGTATGGAGTCTGCATCAGGGTTTCTTAACACCTTTCTTGTAGCACAGATGGGTGTCGTATTAGGCTTTATGGGTGCTACAGCATTAACTAAAACTAAATCAAAAGAATAAAAATGCATAACGGGGTTGCAATATTATCTCTTTTATGTTATAACTAGATATGGTATAACTTACTAGTCAGTCAATAATACTGACGTATGTACATAAAGGAGTTATACTATGTTGAAAAAACTACTAAAAAAATACCATGTATACATGGAAAATAGGGCTGCATACTATACTTTAATGAGTATGACAGAAAGACAACTACAAGATCTAGGAATATCTCGTGGTGAAATTAGAAGACTAACAGGATTCGGAGGATGATAATATGAGAAAGTTATTTCTTGCAGGTGCTATCGTTACACTAACAGCGATGTCAGCACAGGCTGAAGGCGTTATAAAGAGTGGCATTATGTCAATGTTTAAACCTGATGCTTCTGTAGAGTACGGCATTAAAACTAAAAAGTGGTCGGGTGATGTAGGCGTAACTGCAAACATTTCAAGACTATCAATTAGACCAGCGTTAGACTGGGGATATGCAAGCGGAGATTCTTTTAGTGTTTCTGGTGCATCAGTAAAGAGTACAATGGCTTTAAGTAATAGCCTGTCTGCTTACTCTAAACTATCTTTAGACAAAGACTTTAAATATAGTGACCTGTCAATTGGTGTCGCTATTACATTTAAATAGGGAGAATAAATATGGATTGGATTACTGGAAGACTTAAAGAGCCTACAACTTATCTAGCACTTGCTCTAGCAGGTGTAGGACTAGGTTTTATGTTCAGCTTGCCTATACTAACATGGGCAGGTATCATAGGCGGTATCTTTGGTATTGTATTAAAAGAAAAAGGTGGGGCAGAATGATGCCCTACCTAAACCGTATTCTACGTGCAATACTTGCTATGCCTTGTAACTGCTGTGACAAATGTCAGTGTGGTAAATAATGTTTGGGTTAGGTAATGTACTTGGCCCTATAGCTGGACTTGCTGGTTCATGGATTGAAGGCAAGACTGCTGTACAAAAGGCTAAAGCGACTAAAGATTTAAAGATTGCTACAGGTGAAATAGACTGGGATCTGGAAGCTATGAAAGCTACACAGAACTCGTGGAAAGATGAATGGTTGACACTGCTGTTAAGTGGCCCATTTATTTTATCTTTCTGTGGGGATTGGGGCAGAGAGATTGCAGCAGCAGGATTTGCTGCACTAGGAGAAGCACCGCAATGGTATAGCTATTCTCTTGGTGTCGTTATAGCTGCATCATTTGGCATAAGATCTGCAACTAAGTTCTTTGGAGGAAAAAAATAATGGCGTTTCCAATAGTGGCAGCAGGTATAGTAGTAAAATATATAGCAAAAAAAGGTATACAAGCAGCCATAAAAAAATACGGTAATAG